TTTTCACGTATCCATTGTTCCAAATTCTTCTGATATTGGTACTGGGCAAGTTTCTGATTAGCCTCATTAGTTTCACGAACTGCCTGAAGATTAGTCGCATTTGTCTCGCGCTGCATAAGTACATTAGACTGATTAGCAGATGATTGACTCTTTTTACCAAAGAGACTGCCTATCAAACTACCAACACCAGTTATAATAGCAGCACCAACGACAGGGTCTATAACAGCACATTGTAGACCAATATCAGGAAAGATAATATTTAAGATTAAATTTATCATAGTGCAAAAATAATTATTTTATTATTATAAAGTGTCATTTATTAGTTAAATTTTCAAAAAAAATAGATTTTTTTTCCGAGAGTTGCCTGCCGGCTTGCGGCGGGCTTGCTTGCTGCCTGCCGGCTCACGCTGAAGTTACGACACCTTGTTTGGTGTCAGTTGGCAGTAATATATACAAGATATGATATTACTGCCAACTAGTTAGAATGTTAAATCTTCGCGTCGTCGTCGTCGTTAGTCGTCGTCGTCGTCGCGTTCTTTTTAACATTTTCTAACACTTTAACCTTTTCTTCTATCGTTTTTTCGATAGAAGGAAGGTCACAATAAGAAAGGTCGTGGTCATCCATCGGAGAGTCAGGCGCATCGACATCAGGATTGTCATCATAATCTACCTGACGAACGATATTACCTGTTGAACTACCACTAGCAAAGCGTGTAATGAGTTCCTGCATAGACTTATAACGACCTGGTACTGTCAAGTCTTGTTTTTCATCATAGACTTCGCCAGAGAAATCTGAATGTACATACATTGTTTTTGTTTTCATAATTGAAAGTTTTATGAACAATCTAACACGACAATTATAAATTGTCGCGCTAGCTTGTTCGATTAAATGGCGCTTCGCGCCAATATTATTATACAACTCACTCAAAGAACGCTCTAAGGAGCGTGTCAAAAAAGGTAAAATAAGATTGAATGAGGTAAGCAGCAATAGAAGCAGCTGCGCATCCACTAAAGTTGTGGAATTGCAATCTTTGGAAGTGGTCTAACTGCTGTTACATGATTATACAACTCAATATAGAAGTGCTCATCAAGGTTTTCATCTTCAATAGCAAAAGGTCTATAGTCAGGGTCACAAGAAAGGAAATCTTTACCTAATACAGGCATATTTTCAAACTTACGAGCCCAATGCCAAGAGTCCAGAGATGTCCTAAAAATACCATGAATACTAGAAGGTATCGACTTATACTCTGCATAACGCTGCTGATAGCCAAATAAACCACCTTTTATATTAAAATTCAAAAGAGTAGACATCTGACTTGCATTCTGTATAAACAATTCAGTACGTCTAACAGGCTGCTCACCGAGATTTGCAAACATAGGTATAGCAAAATCATAGCGGTCAAATTTAGTGAAATGGCGAGGAATACCTTGATAATAAGAAGTGCGAGGAATAACACACAATACACCGATTATATAACCATTTTCCTCAACTTTATATTTAGCACTGGGTGTTGATGAGAGCGCATAGAAGTTACCTGTACGAGTTCCCTGAGGGCTCGTATCAGTGGTTTGTGAAGTCTGCAGGGTTTCACCAATAGTAAGAGGAACACGACCACCGCCTAAGAATTGAGGACGCTGCAGGCGAGCATCTGACGAATAAACACCGAAGAAAGCTTTAAGCCAATCAATATAACGTGTACCTGCTAACTGCAAACGCTCTTTATACTTCTGCAATACATTAAGTTCACGAAGGTCATTTATAGAAATACCGCTTTCCATATCGAGATGACCAGAGAGCTGCTGCAGCTGAGATACTGCTTGCTGGTAAGATTGAACACCACCAACATTATTACCATTAGAATCCTGAACTTGGAAACCTACAGTTTTACCACTACCGTCAACATAAGGCACTATACGACCGTTACCACCTAATACTTGCGGACTGATAGGAATTTCAGTACCACCTTGAGGGTTTTGAATGTGGTACGTGTTAGGTCCAGAAGCTTGTGGGAAATTCTCAACATTAAATGTAGCGTTACCACTCATATTAAGCATAACATCGTCACCACGCTGCACATCAGGTTGTGCAGTAGTGAAATAGTCTTTTTCCCAACAACGTTTACGCATTTCTAAAAGAGGATAATAATGATTTAAATCCTCATATACACGACTTACATCACCGTCATAAAATGGATTTATGTCTGCAGGCAGTTTTATAGGCTCCTGCATGTTTGGGTCACGATAAAACTCATTCCAAATCATCTGATAAGCGAGGAATGGCAAAGCATTAATACCATAATCAGTTGCAGGATTTAAAGCTAAATTTTCGCCATCTGAACGAGGAGTAGGCAAACCAAGATAGTCACACAAACAGCCAGGTTTATTCAAATGACGAGGAATATGATAAATTTGAGGAAGTTTAAGAGCTTCATCATTTTCATCTTTAGGGTTAATATAGTTCTCCCATTTTGGGAAGACAAGGCGATTAGGTACATACCAAAACTCTACCTTTAAATTAACCTGATGCATGAGAGGAGCAATTAAAGGCGCTGCCTTTACAAGTACCTCACTACTAATTTTAAACTCGTCGCCAGGTATTGCCTCTTGACACAAAAAAGGCACTTCATAACCTGCATTACAAGTTAACAAAACACTGTGATTTAAATTAAATCGACTCTTTTTAGGCTTGCGAACAAGCACTGTATCAAATACACCCATTTATAATCCTCCATTATTTTTTTTACGAATAGATTTTCTTTTTAAGTCAAATTGACGTTGATAGTCATCTGCAAAGTCCCATTGCTCTTTTTGATGAACACCTGAAGCAAGTTCTTGAGCTTTTGTCAAAGCGCGCTGCCTGCATTCATGCAAATAACTATCTTTAGATTTTTCTGAAATTTGTTCTTTCATATCATCGTCAAATATTCTCTCTTTATAGTAGCGTGGCATAGGAAATTGCCTACCGTCTATCGACATGAGAGTGCGGAGAGTAGTCCTGTAATAATGTACACTATTTTCGTCTTCAAGAAATTTACTACCTATTGCAGGACGTCGAGAACATAACATAAAATTTTTATTCATTCCATGGGGTACAAACTTATTATCACACATATAACCAGCGAGATAATTAATACGCTCAGGTAAACAATGGTCGACGGTAACAAATCCAAATTTCCAACATTTAGCACACAAAGTGCGGATGTCATAATCATTCTGAGGAAAACCAAATATCAAACCATGATAATGGGGACGCAAACCGTTTGGACCATACTCACTAATAAAGAAGTAACGAAATGAATGAGGCTCAACAGCTTTGCGAAGGCGCTTAAAAAACTTCTGAACATCGGTTTTACAAACACCATATTCAGGAAGAAATAAATCATCATAAGTAAGTGTAACAAACCAAGCATTACCATGATAAAAACGCTCTTCCTCACTAATACGTACAAACCATTCATTACGACGTTTCTCCATACACATAGCACATTTACCACATGGAACAAGTACACGCTCGACTTTAAACTGGTCCTTGCGACGTACAGCAACATATCGAGGGTGTAAGCATTTCATGATTAAAATCGCGAGCCACCGCGTGTTAACTTAACATAACCTGTCCGTTTCATTTTCTTAGAAAATGACGGGCGTTTTCTTCTTTGTCTTCGTGCCATAACTATAAATTTTAAGGGTTAAAAAAAAAATATTTTTTCACATAATCGACATTATGTTTATCTAGTTGGACCTATAGGTTTTGCAGGAGTCGCACCAGGTACATAGTGCTGTAAATGATAATTGAGACCACGCAACCACTTATTGAAAGAAGGAGCACCGTTTTGAGTAATATCCTCATTATATTGAACAGCGTCCATGAGAAGTTGGAGTTGATACGGGTTCGACTCACGAGTATACTTATTCCTGAGAAGATTAAAATTATAATCAGTAATATTAAGACCATGTTTATCTTGCTTTAAAACTTCATCCCAGTTAAGATTTTCTATCTCTTGCTTCAACTTTAACACAAGTTCAGGGGTCATTTCATTGATTTGCTTTGTAGATGCAATATAATAACCTGCAAGAGCACCAATTTGCTTTACCTGTGCATTAGTCAGCTTCCAAGCACGTTTATTCTCCTCTAGCATAACATATATTTGCTTATTGAGATAATTTAACTGCTCGGACTTAAAGGCAATCTCAGCGTCAGTTAACTCCATGTCTTTATCCATTTTTATAATTTCCTTATTAACACGACGCATATCATTTAAAATTTCCTGTGTCCTGGCATCCAAATTCTCATTTTGTCTTCGTTGATTACCAAGAGCATACTGTATAGATTGCTGCCAAATACCATTGTCATACAACTCTTTTTCTTTTTGATACTCAAGACGTATGTTATCAGTCTGGACACCACTCTTCTCAGCTTCTGCCTTAGCTTTTTCTGCCTGATACTTAACAAGTTCTTTCTTATAGAATTGTTCACTTGCTTGCTGGAAGGCACGAGAAACTAACTCACCACCTTGCAAATAAGGTTGTATACGTGGTGCCTCTGCACGAGCAGCCTGATACGGTATTGATTGAAATTGAGGAGATGTAGCAGAAGCATTACTAATCTGACCGTAAGCAAGATTAGGGGATAAACCAGCCTCTTTTAATCTTTTTATAAACTCTTTTGGACTTTGATACTCATTTTCACGTATCCATTGTTCCAAATTCTTCTGATATTGGTACTGGGCAAGTTTCTGATTAGCCTCATTAGTTTCACGAACTGCCTGAAGATTAGTCGCATTTGTCTCGCGCTGCATAAGTACATTAG